TAACTTAATTAGTCAGGAAAGGCTAACATCATGACAACAGTAAATCCAATCGGTCGTAACAATCTGCAATTTCGTCGCACCACAAAGCGGTATGGTAAACCAATCGGCTCATTCTCTAGTCACCAAGGTTACCTTTCTGTTGCACGAGATGTAGCATCAGGTCAATTTGTATCACGTACTAAATTATCTATCGCTACTGTAGACCGCATTCGCAATGTTATCAAACTACGAGGTTTCAAATAAACACATAAAAAGGAGAGTAACATGATGGACAATCAAAATATCTTCTGGACAGCTTCGGGTGAAGTAGTCATAGAGATAGCAGAAAGGGCATTAATACTGAGTAGAGCAGAAGCAGAAGGGCTATTCACAGACTTAGGTCACACTCTTCATGATATGGATATAAGTACAAAAGAAGAAGAATCTGGTCACAATAAATGTGATGCTATCAACTAGATGACTAATATCATAAAGTTTAAACTTAAAGAACCAACTGATGATTTCAAAAGAATTGATGAACTGTTCAATGTCACAATGTGGCTAGGTACAAACGATGAGTATGAGATAGATATGTTCAGTAATGAAGATTACGATGATGAAGATATATTCATAGCTCTACAGTGCCTCTACGCTAAATTTGGCATTGAACATGGATTCATAGATGAAGGATTTTTAGATGAAAGCAATGAATAGATACACTGTAGATTTAAGAATAGAAAATTCATTCTCAATAGTAGCTTACAATCAAGAGGATGCAATAACCAAGGCATTAAATCATGGAATCAACAAGATGCTACAAAATGCTGAATTCAACATAACATCAGTTGTAAAAGAAAAGACGTAACCCAAGGAGAATACTATGCCTAATCATTGTTATCAACAAGTATTTCTTAGAGGCCCAAGAGAAATAATTGCAGAGCTGTTCAACAGCCTAACTTATCAAGAACCACAGTTTTTGCAAACAATCTCACCTGTCCCATTAGAAATGTTTCTGGACAATACTTGGTATGATTGGCGTATAGAGAACTGGGGTACAAAATGGGAAGTGGTGGATGTTGAAGTCGAGGATGCATCATTTCGCATTGACGAAAATGTATTACCAATGAGTATAACAGGAGCACAGCCATGTGAATCTGAGATGTTTGGTAAAGAAGCAACAATTAGCTTCCAATGCTGGACTGCTTGGGGACCACCTATTCCAGTGTGGCAAAGACTTAAAGACCTAGGTGTATTCGTAGATGCAGACTACCAAGACGAAGGTGGTATGTTTGAAGGTACATGGCTAGATGGTGTAGGAGACTCATGGAACCCTGAAGAAGGTGAGGATATAGAGGATGAATGAGAACACCAGCAATGACCATTGGAAACAAATGACATTAAAACAAATGGTTGAACTAAAAACACAGGCAGCAATAATAGTAGCTATGGAAGAACAAATAGATAATCTTTATGAAATGATAAAGTCTATTAAAATAAAAGTATCATACGATAAACTAGCAAAAGAACAACCATAGATATAAATTGTATTCATAAAGATTGGAGATAGTGATGTCTAAACCTGCAGTGCATGTTTCGATAATGACAGGTAAACTAATGGGTCTTAAAGCAATAAGTACAAACACGAAGACCAATGAGTATTGCAAAGAACAAAACAGCAAGGCTGTAAAGCACAACACTGACAACATATGCGGTGTGTGCTACAGCCACAAAATGCTAGATGGGTTCCGTAAGAATATGGCCCCAGCTTTGCAACGAAACAGTGATATCCTGTCTAGTCGTCCATTAACTCGGCAGGAAATACCAAGAATTAACGATACAATCTTTAGGTTTAATGCGCATGGTGAATTAATAAACATGCTACACCTCGAAAACCTACTGGCTATCGTTATAGACAACCCTTGGTGCACTTTCGCACTGTGGACAAAAAGAGTTGACATCGTATTTCGGTGCATGAAAAGATATGGTAAACCAAAAAACCTAAAGTTAATATATAGTAACCCCAAGATGGGGCACATACTATCAAAACCACCTAGGTACTTTGATAAAACCTTCAACAATGTAGACGTTAATGATTTCGTAGAGCGTCAGAACTGCACAGGTCAAAAGTGTCAAGACTGTAGGTTATGCTATTCGGATAACAATGTTGACACTATAGTAGAAAAAGTTAAGAGGTACTGATGACAATTTATATGAACCAATACCAACGAAAGGCTGTAGATACTGCAATATTCCCTGAAGAAGTTGCACTGAGTTACTTAACACTTGGACTAGCAGGAGAAGCAGGGGAAGTTGCAAATAAAATAAAGAAAGTATTACGTGATGGTAGGAGTACAGATGGTATCGCCGCAGAACTTGGGGATGTCCTATGGTACATTGCAGTACTCGCTCATCACCTCGGAGAAGACCTTAACACTATTGCGGGAGCAAACCTTTATAAATTGTCCCAACGGGCAGCCAATGGGACTCTACAAGGGTCTGGTGACAACAGATAAGGAGATATCATGAGTAACTTCATGTCAGGTGAAACAAAGACTGTGTACCTATGCAGTGAGTGTCATGGCACTGACCTTAGCTTTACTTGCTGGGTAACGTGGGATATGGACAGACAGGAGATGGTGCAAGAAGACGAGCCTATGCTTTCAACACACTGTAACAACTGTTATGATCATGATGACAGCGTTATAGAAATAACAGGTGTAGTGCAATGATGACACTGCTACTAGCCGCATCTATAGGTATTATAATACTAGCGGTTAATACCTAATGCCATTTACAATTGAAGAAGACTTCGATCAAACCAAAATTGTAATCATGGATGACTCTGGTGAAGATCTTGACGTTGATCTTATATTTGAAAACGCTGGTAACTATGCGGGTTACTTATCCATACGTCAGTACAACAGTGATCTAGAAACATATGAAGTAATAACAATGTCACCTAATATGTTTAAAGATCTGATAAAGTCATTTGATTCCCCAGAGGGATTCCACGGGCTCAACTGGAAATAAAAAAAAGAACCCAGAGACTCTCACAGAGTCTTTGGGTTCTTATAATTTTTTGGGTAACCGACAAAGCGCACAGGCTTTTTTTTGGGTAACCGACAAAGCGCACATGTAATTCCTTGCGGGGAATTACACTACTCGCAGCAATCGTAGTTTCCTATCAAGTTCATCATCGGATAATGTATCAGCACCTAATTCTTCAATCTGTAGTTCTCTACGCTGTAGCTTAGGTTGTTCGTATTCTGCGACTTTACCTGCAAGATCACTTGCGGTATCGAAGTCTTCATTGTCTAATGCTTTAAACATTAGAATCTTCAAGACATCTAGAGAATTCATTTCCACATGGTCAAGTACATCTTCTTTGTACTTCTTCCAATCTCCCATGCTCATCTTAAGTGCTTGCCTAGCATCGCTTGATGCTTTGCGTGAAGCTGCAGATTTCAACTGCATCTCTTTAGCATTATCTTTAGTGAACGAGGGAGCTAAATTCTGAAGGCTTTTCGGATTGAATCCTTTAGACATATTAATCACCTCTTATAGTACTATATGAATTCGCCCACAGGGGGCGAATTTTAAAAGAGAGAATGACTCTCTTCCTATAAGGAACTTAGAGAAAGGGCATAAAATGTCAGACATAGTAAACAAACCATCCCACTACACAATGTGGAAAATAGAACCTATTACATTCATAATGGAAAATGGATTACCCTTCCATACTGGTAACATAATTAAGTATGCTATGAGGGCTGGTCATAAGATATATGAAGGTGAAGACGAAGTAGGTTCAGAGATAACAGACTTACGTAAAGTCATGAGATACGCAGAGATGCGGATAGAGCAACTAGATAAAAACATGAAAGATTATATCTAATGGGTAAATTTAAAAGAATACAAACAGAGATCGATGAGATTGTAAGGGCAGTCTACCTACATGGTGACTTCAGTACCCCTAAGGAATTCAAAGAGATCGTGTATGCTAAATGCTTAGATGCTGATTTGAGCAGTGAGTACATGGGATATGCCAACAAAAGAATAGGGGAGGTTCTATATGAGCTTGATTAGAAACAT